AATATTTTAAAATGGGAGCATTATTAGAATCAGGTCTTGTTGGTAACATCGGTCTTAAGCACCTTAAAGTTATCAAAGAAGATACAATCAACAAATGGGACAAATTAGGATTCTTAGAGGGTCTTAAAGGTCACATGAGAGAGAACGTAGCTCAACTTTACGAAAACCAAGCTTCACACTTAATTAACGAAGCATCATCTACATCTGATACAGGTGCATTTGAAACAGTTGTTTTCCCTATCGTTAGAAGAGTTTTCTCTAAATTATTAGCAAACGATATCGTTTCAGTACAAGCTATGAACTTACCAATCGGTAAATTATTCTACTTCGTACCTAACATTCAGTCTTATGAGAATGCACAAAATCAGCACTGGGCACCTTACGGTTCACCAAACGCAGCTGCTAACCAAACTCCAAACTCAGGTTATGACTATAACAACACAAAAGACCTTTACGATAGATTCTATGAAGGTAACGAACCAGCGTTAGACCCACCAGGTTTATTCGACTATTCAAAAGGACAGTTTTCTGCAATCACAGCTCCTGTAACTACAGTTGCTTGGTTAGCTGATAATTTAGTTCCTTCTGCTTATACTCAATCTGATTACAGAAAAGTATTAGTAGTTATGTCAGGTTTCGCATCTGATGGAGCAGGTAAATTAATCGGTCCTGATGGTCAACCAATGGATAACGAAGCTTTCTTATCTGATTTGACAATCTATGGTGTTTCTGGAAACACAACAACTTCTGCTAACACAACTAACCCTTATTTATTCAGAGTTGTAACTCAAAGATATGGTAAAGGTATTGTACAGTACGGTAACAACAACGCTACGTTAGTATTCCCTAACAGTAAAACTGATGGTGGTCAATATGACAACTTATGTGATGCTGAAGGAAAAATCTATTTAGAAGTTGATTTACAGGTACCAGTATGTATCACTTGTGGTGGTTCATTAGACGGTTACACAGGTTCTACATTCGTATCAACAGTTGATACATCAAACGCATTCACAGCAACTTATAGAATCTATAAGAACTTAGAATTCGAAGATAGAATCGGTGAGGTTTCTTTCGACCTTATGTCAGTAACAGTTTCTGTAACTGAAAGAAAATTAAGAGCACAATGGTCTCCAGAAATGGCACAAGACGTTGCGGCATTCCACAACATCGATGCTGAAGCTGAATTAACAGCTTTATTATCTGAGCAAGTTGCGGCTGAAATCGATAGAGAAATCTTGAGAGACCTTAGAAAAGGTGCGGCTTGGAACTTAAGATGGGATTACAACGGTTGGAAGAGATTAGGTTCTTCTGCAGTACCTTATACTCAGAAAGACTGGAACCAAACGCTTATCACAGCGATTAACCAAATTTCAGCTCAAATCCACAAATCTACCTTGAGAGGTGGAGCTAACTGGATTGTTGTATCTTCTGAAATCAGTGCAATTTTTGATGACTTGGAATATTTCCACGTATCAAACGCAGCTCCTGAGCAAGACCAATACAACATGGGTATTGAGAGAGTTGGTACATTAGCAGGTCGTTACCAAGTGTATAGAGACCCTTACTTCCCACCTAACCAAGTGTTAATGGGTCACAAAGGTACATCTTTACTTGACACAGGTTACATCTACGCACCATACGTACCTCTACAATTAACTCCAACAATGTACAACCCATTCAACTTTACACCAATCAAAGGTATCATGACTAGATACGCTAAGAAAATGGTGAACAACAGATTCTACGGAAGAATCACAGTTGATGGTGTTAGAACATTTGACTTGAGAGAATTGAGATAATCTATGGTCTAACCAAATATTAAAAAGGGTCCTTTTAGGACCCTTTTTTTTATTATATGATATTTATTAATATGATTAAACAAAATTGGAATATAGTTGAAAGTGAAAGATTAAGAATTCTTAATTTACACGAGTCTGCAACAAAAAATTTATATTTGTCAGAACAAACATCTGTTGTTGTTGGTACCGAAACTAAAACTGAAAATAAAAATTTCCCAACAACAAAATTAGGTGATAAGTTTGGGTTTGGTAAATATGAATCAGACGCTGTAAAAAAATCATTATCCGACTTAAAGCCTCAAATTGAAAATTTTATTAAAGATTCAGATTCTTCAAAATTTACAGTTAATATTAGTGCGGGAGAATCACTAGTAACAAACCCAAAAGGTTTTGAAGAAAAAGGTAGTTTAGCTTTAGCTAGAGCTAACAGTATAAAAAATTATTTTGAGGAGTTATTCCCTGATTTGATTAAAAGTGGGACATTAGTTATTAATGCCCCTAAGGACGTAAAAGAAGTTAAGATTGGTCAAACGCCATATAATAGAGCCAAATCAGAAGAATTTAAACAAAAATATGCTGAAGCGTATTCTAAAGAACAATTTGTAGATTTTGATATAGTTGGACAGGGTACTAAAACTACAACAAGTACAAAAACAAAATTACTCTGTAATACGACTCCGTTAAATGCTGGAGGGGGATACCTACTACCTAAAAATGATTATACGAAAATTTATGATAAGACATTAGGTGCTGGTGAGGGTAATGTTTTCATTTCATATGAAACTTATTATCAACCTGACATAATATACTTTGAGTATAATGGAAAAACATATGGAGACGCCATGTTTAGAGGAGATTCTTCAGATGAGTATAGAATATTTTTAGGAACCGCATTAATGGCAAAATATGGAGGAGGACCATTACCATCTCAATACGGGGACACAACTTATGAAAGAATAAGTATGGATGACCCAAGATTGTCCGCAGCATTACCAGCAATGAAAGATTGGAAACTAGAGGATAGTTTCAAAAATACTTTTAGATTTCCACCTTTAGGTAATGAAAATTATATGAAAGCGTTTAGTGAGTTTGATGATGACGGTCGAAAAGGTAAACTTTTTAAAAAATTGGGACCAGATTTTCCTTGGGGAATTGTGACATCCGAAATTGGCGGTAATATTGTTAAAAACTTAGGGCCGATTCCCAAAGTCGACGGTCTTGATAGTATTAAGGTTATTAATGTTTGCCCTGTTGGTTCTACGTCGTGGAAGATTTTTTTTAATTGTAAACCAATTTAATAATTCAGGATACATTAATTTTATTTCTGATTCGCCTAAAGTAATGTAATTTTCTTTTTTAAAGTCATAATAAGTTATTTCATGGACTCTAAATGAGTCCATTTTTTCTTCCCACACAACAAAAGTTATGTCTTGATTAATTTTTTCTGAAAGGTATTTAACCAAAGGACTACCCTCAGTTTTCTTTTGTCCAAAAGAAACTGATGAAATTAATAACAAAAAAACAAATAATATTTTTTTCATAGAACAAAGATAAGGAAATTATTTTCAATTTTCCAAATTAAATTATAATTATAAATAGATTTAAGTTTATCAGTCCCCAGTCTCAACGACTGTAGAGTATTCACGGATACAAAGGTATTGGTAACATAGTCATAAAACTATTGTTAAAACTAAAACAAATGTATTACACAACACAAGTGGGCAAACCGACTGCGCACATCACAAAGAAAAAGTCACGTCTTAAGGTCTACAACGGCCACAATGTCTTTCTAACTGATAAAGACAATTTTGAATTTGAACTTCATAACCCAACTCACAAATCTGTTCTCTGTAAGATTAAGTTAAACGGAAATTACATCTCAACCTCAGGTGTTGTATTAAGACCTGGTCAGAGAGTGTTTTTAGAACGTTTCCTTGACACAAATAACAAGTTTGAGTTCTCTACCTACAAAGTAAAAGATACGTCCGAGAATAGGTCTGCAATTGACTTAAATGGGGATGTATTGGTTGAGTTCTATGATGAACAAGAAGTTAGGGTTTACCCTCACCTTTCAGGTGGAAATTGGGGTACTGGTTGGACAACTATTAATACAGGGTCACCTTATTACGGTAACATGACATTTACCACAAGTAATAGTAATATTGTTGGCTCCACATCAACCTCATTTTATTCTTCAACATCAACACCTACAGGACCAAACATAAGGTCTTTAAAATCAAAAAAATCAATTGAGACTGGAAGAATTGAAAAGGGAGAAAAGTCAAACCAAAACTTTACTAATTCTTATGAGCAGTTTAACTACCACACCTCTCATACGGTTAAATTTAAAATACTTCCGTTGGGTACTAAGAATATTAATGTTGAAGAAATAAGACAGTATTGTACCGAGTGTGGTACAAAAATTAAAAGAAATTTTAAGTTTTGTCCTTCTTGTGGAAACAAATTATAAAATAAAAGAGGTCCCGTGAGACCTCTTTTTTATTCTTCATTTGGTTGTTCTGTAAAATGGGTGTTCATTACTCTCAAAGATTTAGAAACTAATTCTGATTCTTGTAGTGTAAAAATTCTTGCGTTGTGTGCAAATTCTAACGCTTTAATCATCATGTAATAAGCCTGTTCTAAGTTCATATCATCACATAATCTATTCACATCATTTGGCGTGTAATAAGCAACACTATCAAAAAGTAATCCTATTGGTTGTTTCTCTGTCATAATTCTAATCTGTTTGTATATTTATTATAGTAAATAATATGAAAAAAAATACACTAAAAGAGGCAACTAGTTCAGGTAGTTCTGGAAAATTTAAAGTTCCAATCATTTTAGCTCCACAAGATTGGACTGAGGAAGAATTGGGTCCTTTTATAAACCCTGTTTACAAATACACAAACGCTCAGTTAGCATATCAAGAAGCCGACGGAGATTATCTTGAATCTCCTGAAGAAAGAGAAAGAATTGAAAAAAGAACCAAAAAGATTAGTAAAGTTGACGATTATTTAAAACAATTCTATACAGGGCAGAACGATGAAGAAGGTTCTGCGATTAACCCAACAATAAGTGGGGAGCCCTTAAAAGAATCTCTTTTAAAAGAAGACTTGGCGGTTTGGTTTGGCACTAAGAAAAAACCTAAAGGTTCAAAACAACCAAAAGGTCCGTGGGTAAATATTTGTAGAAAAAAAGAAGGTGGTGGTCATCCTCCGTGTGGTAGACCAAATGCAACAGATAAAGGATATCCTAAATGTAGAGCCGCGGGAGTTGCATCAAAAATGTCTGATAGTCAGAAAAGAGCGGCTTGTGCTCAAAAAAGAAAGGCAGAAAAAACCCACTCAAAAGTGGGTA